AAAGTTCGACAGTCAAATAATCTTTACTGCTCGTTGACTTTGCTTCAATATAAATAGCGCGACAAGTAGCAAAATTCTTACGACCCTGAGCCGGAGCCCAGCCAAAGCCACTTGCGTAGGGCAACATCGAGGTCTGCCCATACACAGAGCCGAAAGCGCGAATATCCATATAAAGAGACTGTTTCGTATATCTTAACTCGGCGTCGCGTGCTTTTCCAAATAGCTAATCAAGCGATCGAGATACCATCTAGCCTTCTTTAAATCCTCCGTACCGTTTTTAAATTTCTCACGAGAGACGTATTTCAAGACATTCATCTTGCAACCTCCGCAGAATTCTTCGGGAGTAAGACAAGACTCCATGTACTCAATAGTCTCAATAGAACCTTGCGTGTAGTGGCTTGGGTGATTAACCGTGTCGCTCATGTTTTGCAGCACTTGCAGGCCTAACTTAGACAAGCTCTTGAGCTTGCGTTCACTAGCAGGAAGCATAACCGAACATATCTGAAATATCTAAAACCGACCCTAACTTCTCTTCTAACTCCTTACTGTACTTATTGTCGCAGTGTTCTACTAGACCACATGGGGCTATTTGAATAGTTTTATCTACCTGTACGATCGGAACCACTCGGCGGTGCTCCTGCTCAGGTCCAAGTTTCTCAAAGGCCAACCCCATAGAACTCCTGTCAGCCAAAGGCCAGCAACGAAACTGGGTGAGGTCGAAACTATTTATAGGGTCGAAACTTACCGACGTTACGTACTCCTCGGCCATCTGCTGATCTAAAATCATCATCCCCATATAGGGGTTACCTATAGAAACAAAACCAACAAAATTATCAAGTGGGGTTAAGTAGCAATTAACTTTATAAGGGCGGCTACCCCAAACCTCTCTGGTTAAACCATTTAACTGCCAGACCCTGTGATTATCAAAGGGAACAAGCTTAGAGCCATAAGACTCATAACGGCAGAACCCAGGCTCTAAATTAAGAGCTTTCAATTTATCTTTATAGATGTACCAGTACAAAAAGTTTTCACTATCAAACACGATATCATTCTCTGTATAAACGTAAAAATCATAATAACGGTTTAAGACAGCTTCCTTTAAAAGGCCTTTATGCGCCCAAGTCAAAGCATATCCTTGATAAGACTCGGGAGCGACAATAATGTGTAAAGAATTAAAGCTAACATTAGGACTTAGAAGCTCTTGCAAGACTTCCTTGTCCTCTTTATGATCAGCGTCTATATGAATAAATACATCCTTCTTTCCGGGAATCTCCTCATAACCACGGAGGGTTTTGAGTAGTTCGTCGAATCGAGATAAAGGGTTGTGAGCTGCTACAAAAATCAGGAATTTAAGATCCAACATTAGTACTCCATTTCAAAGTTTCCGCGACGCTGCAGAAAGCAGACTAAGTGCGTGTAAGCGTCGAGTAAATCATCATGTGATGTCGCACCAATATTAATTAGTTGATCGAACAAAGCATCAAACTTTCGATACCTGTTAAAAACAACTTTTTTATTTTCCAAAAGCCCGAGTGTCCCTCTGAACCTGGCAATCTTATCTCCTCGAAAACCCTTAACCTCGTGGATATGAAGATTCCCCAAACCCCATTCATTTAGCATGACACGTCGAAGATCAGCGGCTAGGGAAGCTTGATAAGCTACGGACTCGACAACTAAAGAACAGGTGGAGTAGGTGGGAAAATATTTACCATCGTTGTCTTCCTGCAGAATACCCCACTCAACAAGCATCTTACACAGTAAATCTATTTTCTCAAGATTTCCTATAGAGCGCACCTGGTGTGCGTCAATAATATAGTACTTATCTTTTAATCTACCGCCAAGAACAAATGCAGTGTAGTCAGAGGTCTCATTTTTACTGGCTGACAAATCGATGCCCACGGCAAGACTGTCGAACTCTGTAACAACATCACCTTTAACAAGCAGATCAGGGGACAGAACTAAATCTGAAGTCATTACAGGCTGTTGCTGATACTGGAAAGCAAAAGCAACAGGATCAAGTTCTTTCTGACCGAGAAGATAGTCTACGGACCATTGCTCGGGCCAATAGCTCACAGGCTCTCCGTCATCGTCATAAGTAAGAGCCTCTTGCTGAACTTGTTTCCAGCCCTTATCTGGGACAAACATTGTTTTATGGATATCTAGCGGATGGAATCGGGTACCAAGACAAATAGCTCGACCACCTTCGAAGATAATCGGAGCGATCACAGAACTCCAGTTATTATTCATTTCTTCTCTAATAGTAGGATTTTTAATATCAGTGCTAGATTTGATAGGGTCATCTACAATAACAAGGTGCGCACGTTTTGACGTGATAGAACCTCGGAGACCAGCTGCACGAAGTGTAAATTCCTCATCGCCCACGCGGCTAATGCCCGCATAATCAAAATCGATACTCCAGCCGATGTCCGACTGCATACCAGAACGCAACTGAACTTTCGGAAAAATCTTCCGATAAGCAGAGGAGTCGATAATTTGCTTGATGATTCGACTTTTAGGTATGGCCGTGGCGATGTTGTAGGAACAATAAATAATTTGAAGAGGTAAACCAGCCGTAGTATGCCTCCCAATGATCCAAGCGGTAAACATATTAAGCACTGTGCTCTTAGCGCTACCCCTAGGAGCCAGAATGTCTAAGTTTGGTCCTGCAATATCTAGTAAGTACCTATTACTCTCACCGGTAATTAAATGTTTGTGCCACTCAAGCATATGAGTTGCCGGCGCTTTATCCATAATCGTACAGAACGTATGGAAGTCGTCAGCAGCTCTTAAAAAGATATTATCTATTGCTGTGCTCTCTCCGTCTATAGCTTTTGCTGCACGTAGTTTAAGTGCACGACGGTACGCAAATGTTTCTCTGCTAGGCATGTAAACTCAAAAAATGTCTGTATACTGTTAGTCAAGATTCTACTGCCAAATGGCAAAAATTCTCTGGTACGGCGACATCCTCTCTAATACAGGATTCGCACGAGTTACACACAGTGTTTTAGAGCATCTGGCGAAGACGCACGACATAGTAGCTTATGGTATTAACTACTCTGGTGATCCTCATGATTTACCATTCAAGGTTTATCCTGCAGCTGCCCATAACCCCAGTGATCGGTTCGGCATTGGTCGGTTGCCACAGGTCGTAGAAAAAGAAAAACCTGATTTCTTTATCTGTCTAAACGACATCTGGATGGTCAATCAGGTCTGGGAGAGAATCCACCTTATTAAACAGAGCGTTAACTTTAAATTTATCGCTTACTTCCCTATCGACTCTGCGTACTACACGAGTTCGATGCTCTCTTATATAGGTGATTGGGATTTTGCAATAACTTTTACAGTCGAACAGGCTAATCGTTTACTTGAGCAAGGTGTCAAACCCAGACTTCTCGGAGTCGTGCCTCACGGCTTAGATAAGGGTAAGTTCTATCCGATTGAACAAAACTTTGCCCGTAAATCGCTAAGGCTTCCAGAAGATAAATTCATTGTTTTGAACGCCAACCGAAACCAACCTCGTAAACAGATTGATTTAACAATCAAAGCTTTTGCAGAATTTGCCGTCGACAAACCAAATACAATGCTCTATTTGCATATGAGCGAAAAAGACCTCGGGTGGGATATACGAGCACTGTTCGATACTGAGATGGCTCGACGGAAACTTCCTTCTGAAGGTCGTTTAATTATGACTTCTCAAAATATCGACTACACCAACGCACCCCCTGATGATCTGCTAAACCTTATTTATAACTCTTGTGACATCGGAATTAATACCGCAAACGGTGAAGGTTGGGGTTTGGTTTCTTTTGAGCACGCTTCATGCAAAAAGCCTCAAGTCCTTCCAAACCACACGTCTTTCTCAGACATCTGGAAAGACAGCGCTCCTTTGGCTGAAGTAGCAGCTTGGATCTACGACAAGGATCTCACTGTCGAGCGGGGGATCGTGGACGTAAAAGACATGGCAACCAAAATGACAGAGTTATATGAGGATAAAACGTACTATGAGGATGTAGCTAAAAAGTGCTACAACGTAACTCAAAACCCGGCATATAGCTGGGATCGTATTGCTGAAGCTTTCAATCAAGCCATGGAGGCTCTCGCCAAGTGACACAGTTTCACCGCTACCGCTGCTACCACAACAAATCTGTTGTTAAGCCCTTTGCTCCAGGCATAAAAGGTATTCGATCTGTTTACGAACAGGCTCATGAGATTGGAGGGACTTTCACGCGAATCTCTTCAGGACTACCGGCTGAAAGTTTTGCAAACTTTAGCCCTTGCGTAATCCAGCACCGAGGCTCGACTCTTATCAGTTGGAGATCGCAACCTAAACATTTTGTGTTTAGGCACGATATGAAGTATTTCTATTACAACAACACACCTACTGACATTTGGGTAGGTCAGTTACTTTCTGACGACACCATAATCGCTCCCCGAAAACTTATCGATAAACCTCATAGGCTCAGCTACGAAGACCCGAGGTTGTTTATTTCGCCAGACGACAACTTGCTCTGTCAATTTGTGACGAGTACATATGCGACTAAATGGGATAGTACAAAACACAAGATGATTAAAACTCCCAAAGTCTGCACAGGGGTAATAAATGAATATGGTGCACTGGTCGATAAGTTTTATCCTCCCGTAGGTTTTAACCTAGAGGAAGGAAAGAGTGAGAAAAACTGGTGCTTCTTCTCGGATGCCGATAAGTTACGACTGTTGTATTCGACCCAACCCTTAGTCATTAAAACACCAGGCGAGGCCGATAAAATCTTGGATGCTTCTTGCCTAAAGCAAGTTACCGGTGAGCATCCTACATTTAACTCCACGGCGCCGATCCTACTGGAAGATGAGTGGCTTGTATTCTTCCACTGGAAGTTTATGTGTCACGAACTAGACAAGAGGCCTTATTTAATGTATGCGTTAGGTGCGTACACTTTAGATAAAGAGCTCTCAAAGATAACCCGAATGCTAAAAGAACCTTTGTTCTTAGGTTCAACGAACGATGATCTCGTTACTTGGACGGATGCAGTCGGCAACGACATATCGAATCAACCAGCGTGTATCCTACCTTTCGGTTGCTTTGTTGATGACGAAGAACTCGTCATGTCACTAGGTGTGAATGATTACTTTATGGGTATCTTTAGAACGCCTGTACTAAACGTGTTATCATTAATGCAGCCCGTTGAATAA